ACCCCCTAGGGGGTATATACCCCTACCCCCTACCCCTTAAAATGCGTATTTACTGCGGTGCTCACGTACAAACTCACCCTCTCCATATTTTTTTCTCGAAACATTCCGTAAATACGTCTTTTATTTTTATGTCTTACCAGAACAAAAATCCCCTCAAAACAAACGAATATTTTCGAAAGACCTCAAAAACAAATCCACCCGAAAACTCATATTCCCTGCAAAAAATTTCCAGCAAAAATCCCGAAAACCTCAGTATTTACGTAATACTTCCCTCATTAATTAGGTATATTTAATGTAAACAACCCACCTTCCCTTTATGGATATAGACACCTCTCCAATACCTATAATAGAAGCCTTAAACACCTCTTCTTACGAGCAATACTCATCAATCTCACCTCTGGAGGAAGATCAAGAAGATGAAGATTCTTCGTCTTCTTGGACTAATGAGTCTGAAGATAATAGTGGAAACCTCGATCACCGTGGAGACGTCATATACAACAATTCTACACTTATACCCATCCGACAACTTTCGAAGACCAACAGCGGTCTGCTAGTTGACCTTGCTACAAAGACTGTTACAAATAAGTTGAACGGGTTCGTCATAGATTATTCCGATTGGGACTTTACGTCTCTTTGGGCTAAGAAAGCTGCTTTACAGAGAAATCCTAGAGCGTTCAAGAAAATAGAGCCATTGAAAATTGCCAAGATCATCGCTCTGATTAGTAATACTGGACTTCAACACTTCGCTGCTTCGATGTTGAATGAGAATTGGCCATACATCGACAAGAATTATATTCAGACGATGCCGAAGCTTGAAGAATGGCTCAATTTCGCACAAGATTGCTTCTCTGATACTTTAGAGGGGGAAGTTATTAGAAGAGCTTTTGTTGGGGTGAAGGTTCCTGTGTTTTTCCAGGGAATACAATGTGGAGAAGAAACAAAATATTCGGATTCTCTTGCACTTGCCGTCCTGAAGAAGAGGAGACAGGAATATCGAGAAGGGAAGACCGAAGGAGCTGCCAAGGAATCTGGTGGAGTTTTAGTTGTCAATCAAACATCGAATTCGAATGATGAATGGGAGAGGTTGACGGAATGAACATGACGTCAACCTCTAGCATATCCCCTCCCTTCAATAAAATCCGATGGGAAAGTCGAGACGATACTCTCAAGGCAGTTTACACGAATCCTGAGGATGCTAACGAAGTTGAAGCAACATGGGCTCCCCAAGATGGATCTCAAGATTTGTTTCTCAGGTGTCCTGTGTTTGAAGTTTTATTCACGGGAACTCGTGGACCTGGAAAAACAGATGCTCTTCTTATGGACTTCGCGAAGAACGTGGGAAAAGGTTACAAAGAAGAATGGCGTGGGATTCTTTTTCGGAGGACTTATCCGGAACTTTCAGATGTTATCGATAAATCAAAGAAATGGTTCAGTAAGATTTTCCCACGAGCTAAGTTCAATGAGTCGAAGAATTTCTGGTTGTTTCCTGATGGAGAGAAGCTTTTCTTCCGACATTTTGAGCGTCCTGCTGATTATTACAGTTATCACGGACATGCGTATCCTTGGATAGCTTGGGAAGAGTTGACAACGTGGCCAGATGATAAATGCTACAAGTCTATGATGTCTTGTGCGAGATCGACTATTGTTGGTGTGCCCATCACAGTGCGAGCAACAACGAATCCTTATGGTATTGGGCACAACTGGGTGAAGTCAAGATTTAGACTTCCTGTTCCTCCGAATAAGAAAGTTGGGAAGATAATATATGATTCTGTCGATCAAGACGACAAACCAGAACCTCCAAGAGTTGCTATCCATGGAGATTTGAATGAAAACAAGATTCTGCTACACTCCAACCCAGACTACATAGACCGAATTAGAGCCTCTGCTAGAAATAACTCAGAACTTCAAGCTTGGTTGTATGGATCGTGGGATATTGTCGCTGGAGGGATGTTCGATGATATTTGGTGTGACTATAGAGATAAGATAGTTGTTCCACGATTTGAAATCCCAAAAACATGGAGAATCGACAGATCTTTTGACTGGGGGAGTTCAAAACCTTTCTCTGTTGGTTGGTGGGCTGTCAGTGATGGTGGTGATGTTCTTCTGCCCAATAATAAGGTGATGTCCACGATGAAAGGTGACCTCTTCCGTATAAATGAATGGTATGGGTGGTCTGGGACTCCGAATGAGGGGACTAAAATGTTGGTAGATGAAATTGCTAAGGGGATATTGAAAAGAGAGAAATTGTGGGGCATGGATAAAGGTAGAGTCGTTGCTGGACCTGCAGATAGTTCAATATTTGACGAAGAAAATGGAAATTGTATTGCTACAGATTTTCAAAATCTTGGAATATATTGGGAGAAAGCTGACAAGAAGCCAGGATCCAGAAAACAAGGTTGGGAACAAGTTAGGAAAAGACTTAAAGCCACATACAACAACGGAGCTCCTAGAGAAGAAGCAGGACTGTTTATCTTTGATCATTGCACTCAATGGACGAGAACAGTTCCTTGTCTGCCGAGAGACGATAAAGATATTGATGATGTTGATACAGAAGCTGAAGATCACATCGGTGATGACACGAGATATAGGGTGAGATTCGAATCCAGAGAGATAATTCAAAGCAAGTCGATAGGGATGTTCTAAACAAAGTATTTAAAAATACGTCGTTTAGCTTAGTTATAAACAACGAAATTAAACCGATAACTAACTTGTGAAAACTAACTAAAAAAGGAAAATTAAAATGGAAACTTTAACTGTAGATCAAAAAATCCAAGAAACAAAAGAAGCTTACGTGGCTCTTTCTCAACTTAGAGAAGCATATCTCCAAGTCGAAGAAAGCATGACTGTTATTTACACAAAATTATTAGAATTAATAGAGTTAAGATCAAAAGCTGGAAATTTAGATGAATTGTTCCTTAAACCCGATAAAAAGATTGTTTCTCGCAATATATCAGTGGTACGAAAGAAAAAAGCAAGAACCACAAACAGTAACAGACAAGCAACTAATTAAGGAAATATTTAAGTTCTTAGCCTCGAAAGACGAGGGTAGTGTAGAACTGTCTTTAAGGGCATATGATCATTGTAAAAAAGAAACAGAAAAGGAGAAATCTAATGCCGCTCCATCAGATCTTGGTGGTTCTCTATTCGTTGATCCCAACCTTGGGCACTAAAATAATGTTGATGTCCAATTAAATAATTGTAACAGCCAGTTATAATTATTTCATGGCAGTTTCAACCACACATCCACAGTACGGCTTAAAATTAAACGATTGGCTTCAAATGCAACACACTTATGAAGGTGAGCGAGAAGTCAAACGTCAAAGAACTTTATATCTCCCAGCGACATCTGGTATGATCGCTGATGGGATGGCCAGTAGCTCAGAATTAGGGTATAAAGCATATTCTTCCTACCTAACTAGGGCTGTATTTCCAGACATGGTTAAACAAGCCGTGGATGCGATGGTTGGTTTGATGCACAAAAAACCACCATTGATAAAACTCCCAGACAAATTGAAACCTCTATTAAAATCTTGTACTCTTCAGGGAGAATCTCTCCCAATGCTTCTTAGAAGGATAAACGAGGGACAACTTATTTATGGTAGGTATGGCCTTTTGGTTGAAGTCCCAGATGGAAGTGGACCAAATGTTCTTCCGTATCTCGCTCCTTATGATGCCCAATCAATGACGAATTGGGATGATTATGGTAAGTTTGTGATATTGAGAGAAAGGAAGAATGAACCTGCAGCAGACTTCTCCTGGAAAGAAGAAATAAAGTACAGAGTTTGTGTCTTTAGAGATAACATCTACATGGTTCAGACTGTTGGAGGAGATGGAGTAAATGAAACTGTATTCGATGACAAATTAGCTCTTAAACCAGCAATCGCAGGAAACGAATTTAAACAACTTCCATTTGTTTTTATAAATACAAACGATCTCGTTCCAGACGTAGATGACATTCCTTTGCTTGGAGTCAGCAATCTTTCATTGACGATCTATCGTTTGCAAGCTGATTATAGACAAACTTTGTTCCAACAAGGACAAGAAACTTTGGTCATTATAGGAGCTTCACAAGAAGCTGGAAAAGAAAGAAGAATTGGTGCTAATGCTATAATAGAGCTTCCAAAAGATTGTGATGCTAAATACGTTGGTGTTTCTGCCCAAGCATTGGGTGAAATGAGAGAAGCTCTCAAAGAGGATATGCAAAGAGCTGCAGAAATGGGTGCGAAGATAATTGATACAACTTCAACTCAACAATCTGGAGAAGCTCTTAGAATAAGGATGGCCAGTAAGACGGCAACTTTAACAAGTATTGCTAAGACTGCTGCAGAAGGTCTACAACAAGCTTTAAGATATTGTGCCGAGATAGTTGGTGCTAATCCTGAAGAAGTAGTCGTCGAAGCTGATACAGACTTCGCTGAGCAACCAGTAACAGGTCAAGAGTTGCTCCTGTTCACCAATGCCAAACTTGCTGGTGCTCCTATCTCTTGGGAGTCTATTCATAGAATACTCAAACAGAGAGACTTAACAGAATATAGTTATGAAGAAGAAAAGGCACTAATTGACGCAGAAATTTAATCATGGGAACAACCAATGAAGATATAAGAAACTTTCTACTCCTCAGACAATTGGATTTACTTAGATACAGTAAGTCTGTGCAGAAGAAGATAATAAAGTTGCTAGAAGAAAGTAATTCTTACGTCACTGAATCGATAGAGAAGAAGATTTCTACTCTTGTAGGAAAAGATATCATTTCAACTTACACTCTTGATAGACTTAAAGCTCTGGATAAAGCAATTAAGGATATAAGATTCGGCAGTTTTCTTTCAATCGGTAAAGAATTGAAATCTTCTCTTTATGAATTAGCTAAGGAAGAACTCAAGCATAGCTTGGATCTTGTTAACGGAAGTGTTCCTGTTGTTCTAGACTTAGTTAACCCAGACTTTGCTAGACTGAGAGCATTGGTCACAGATAATCCTATCCAAGGAAAAGTCTTAAAGGATTGGATTCTTAAACTTTCCAGGGATGATTATGGAAGGTTAACAAGCTCTGTTAGACTTGGATTGTCGACTGGACAAACAAATAAAGAAATCCTAAACAATGTAGAACTTCTCCTAGAGCTTACCAAGAAGCAAGTAAGTACAATAGTTAGAACTGCGATAATGGACGTTGCTGCCTCTGTGAGAGAGCAACTCTACAATGAAAATCAAGAAGTGTTTGAAAAAGAAATATACGTGGCAACTCTAGACGCCAGGACAACAGCGATCTGTAGAGCAAATGACGGAAAGATCTTTGAAAAAGGAAAAGGTCTTATGCCTCCAGCACATTTCAATTGTCGCTCAATAAGAGTTCCTCTACTCACTGAAAAATTAATAGGAAATAGACCTTTCAATCCAACAACTCAAAAACAGTTGCTTGCAGAGTATGCTAAACAAAACAATTTAGGTAAAATTACAAACAGGGACGATTTGCCACGTGGTACAAAAAAAGATTTTGACACTTTTGCAAGGAAACGAGCAAGAGAGTTGATCGGAACTGTACCAGCGTCTACAACCTATGAAGATTTTATAAAAGCTCAGTCTGTTGAGTTTCAAAATGAAGTCCTTGGGAAGACTAAGGCACAATTATTTAGAAATGGAGGGCTTAGATTGGATCAGTTTGTAGACACTAATGGTAATGAGTTGACCATCTTAGAGCTTTCTGAAAGGTATAAGGAAGCCTTCAGAAAAGCAGGTTTATTGTAGTAGTTAAAAAGGAAAATTATGTTAAAACTAAAATATGATTCTTTAGATCAAATCCCAACTAAGTACGCAGACCTCTACACAGAGAAAGATGGAGCTTACCAATTAACTGGCATAGAATTACCTCCGTCAAAAGAAGCAGACGTCCAGAGACTTCAAACAGCTCTCACAAAAGAAAGAAGTGACCACTCTTCAACTAAAGAAAAATTAAAACCATTTGAAAACATTGATCCAGCAACTGTACAAGCAAGTCTTGATGAGTTGGAAGAATTAAGAATAAAAGTTGACGGATCAAAAGACACCGATGTTGAAGGTAAAGTCCAGAAGCTTGTGGACTCTAAAGTTGAAAGAATTAAATCAACTTACGAAAGAGAAAAACAACAACTTACAACAAAGTTATCAAGCTATGAACAACAAGTTGCTGACCTCTCTGGAACAATAACAAAAACAAAAATCAATGGAGCTTTGATGAAAGCTGCCCAAGAAAATAAAATTGTACCAACTGCTATGGAAGATATTCTTCTTCATTCTTCCATGTTTGAAGTCTCAGAGTCTGGTGATATCATTTCAAAAGAATCAAAATTGGACGTCAATGTTTGGTTACAAGATATGAAAGATAAAAGACCTCATTGGTGGCCAGCTTCCGTCGGTGGTGGTGCGAGCGGTTCCAACTCTAATGGTGGAGGATCTAATAATCCTTGGTCTAAAGCTAGCTGGAACTTGACAGAACAAGGTAGAATATTGAAAGAACAAGGTGCCGATAAGGCAGGTCAATTAGCTAAACTAGCTGGTGTAGACGTCTATGCAAGTAAACCTGCGTCCTAAGTTTTTATTTATTCTTGGTGGAATTTGCCCCACTCCATATGCTCTGGATGATTTGGTCAAATCAAAGTTTGATCAAAGCATTTACGATAAGATTTTAGAAATCGACTATGAACCTTTCTTGGATGAAAGATACGATTGGATACCTTTCTACAAGAGAATGAAGCTAGTCGACAAACATGGTGATTGGTGGCAATTCAATTTCAGACCAAAAGTAAGACAAGCCATCCGAGACTATATAGCATGGACGATCAACAAATTCAAGGAGGATGAGTTTGAGGTACACGTCCTAGCACATAGTCTCGGTACTTGGGCTTTGCTAGGTTCAGAAGTCCACATTGAAAAAGCTTTTTTGTTTGGTTCTCCAATAGGATCTAGATCTTGGATTGTTAGAAATAGTGTGAACTTCGAATTGAAAAATGCTTTCTCAAAATTCTCTTGTAAAGAGCTTTTCTATGGTTACAATAAACATGATTTTGTAAGTTCAAAAACACCGAATGTTGGTTTTCTACAGAAATTTACAAAAAGGTTAATATTGAAAGAAATAAGCAAAGGACATGATCTAAAAAATTACTTAGACAAACACAAAGAAGATGAATAGAAATATATTTTACATAATCCTAATTCTGCTCCTGGCTCTTCTACCAGTTGTCGCATATTCGGACACAATGTTTACACCTGACTTTGGCTATGGTGAAGTAAATTACAAAGCTCCTGGACTTTATGGAAGAAAAGACTACTTTAACACAGTTGAAAGCATAAATAGAGACCAACTAAATAATAAATCTCTTACATCTTGTATAAACAAGATTTCAACTTGTCACGACAACACTGCTCTGGTTAATAAATTAATTGAGGACAATCACTATTTAAAGCTCCAAAATGAAAAATTAATGAATGAACTAATTTATAATAGAACTATTAAATAATGTTGGTTGCATGGGCAACTAACCAACATGGGTTGGTTGATGAGCGTTATTAAAAGATAAATTCCTTATTAACTACAAAAACAAAAATGCCTGTAACAAAAATTGCTGACGTTATTGTACCAGAAAGGTTCACCCCTTATGTACAACAACTTACAGAAGAAAAATCAGAGCTTATTCAATCTGGTGTGATTGGTCTAAGTGCCCAATTAAATGCAGATCTAAATGGTGGTGGTCTTACCTTTAACCAACCATCCTTCCAAGATCTTACTAACGACGTGGAAAACGTTGCTAGTGATGACGACGCGACTAATAGTTCTCCAAAGAAAATTGTCACCAGTAGAGAAATCCAAGTTCGTCTAAGCAGAAACCAAAGTTGGTCAAGCATGGATTTAACTTCAGATCTCGCTGGAACAGACCCTATGGCTGCTATTGGAAACAGAGTTGGTTATTACTGGTCTAGACGTTTACAAGCTGCTGTAATCGCAACTATCCAAGGGATATTCGCAGATAACGATGCTGCTCCTTCAGCTTCTGAGCACGTTCAATATGATTTAACTAACAATGTTTCTGGTGGTGGTTTTGTTGACGGAGTTACAAACTTCAC